CTGCGCGAGATCTGCTTCTTCAAGCTGCCACCGCTCGCCGACGACTGCCTGCTGCTGCTCTGGCGCGTGTCGGCGATGCAACAGGAGGCACTCGCGGTGTGCAGCGCGTGGGGCTTCGTGGTCAAGAGCGAGATCGTGTGGCGCAAGCTGACGGCCACGGGCAAGGCGCACTTTGGAATGGGCAGGTACGTGCGCGCTGCGCACGAGACGTGCCTTCTTGCCACGCGCGGCACGGTGAAGGTCGCTGACCGCGCCGTGCGCTCGGTGTTCGACGCGCCGGTGCCAACGCTGAACGGCAAGCGCGTGCACTCGCGCAAGCCCGACGCGATCTACGACATCGCCGAGCGGCTGGTGCCGGGTGGCCCATTTGTTGAGTTGTTCGCGCGACGCCGGCGCGACGGCTGGCAGTGCTTCGGCAACGAGCTCTCGGAGGCAGCAGAATGACGCAGCTTGCATTCGAGTACGGATGGCGCCGAAGCTGTGGTTGTCCTGGCAAACGCCACAGGTTCACCTGCGGCGCTCCTCCGATCGTGTTCGCGACACAGTGTCGTCATACCTCCCGGCGCGTTTGTGCACTGGGGCTCTGCCAGCCCTGCTACTCGACTCGACTTCGCAGGAAGCAGAAGGAGATTGATCCGCTTCCGTTCCAGCTGGCCGGAGTGAGAAGCAGGCTGAAGAAACGGTACGGACTCACCCTCGCGCAGTACAACGACATGCTCGCTTCGCAGGGCGGGGTCTGTGCCATCTGCAGGCGGCAGTGTGAGAGTGGCAGGAACTTGGCGGTGGACCACGATCACCGCACAGGAGAGGTGAGGGGCCTCCTCTGCCGACTGTGTAACCAGGCAATCGGGCAGTTCAGAGACAACCCGATCACCATCTGGCGCGCGCTCGAGTATGTAGCGCGAGCGGTGCCCACACTCGCGACGTTCCAGCGGGAGGCATCGTGACGGCGCGTGTCGCGAAGGGCTGCGTGAACTGCCGGCCGCTGCACGGCTACGTGCACGACCCCGACGGGTTTGCCGACGTCGTGGAGATCGGCGACGGCCGGTATGTGGCGAGGTTTGAGCTCTTGCAGGAGGCCAAGTCGTGATCACGCACTTCTATGCCGACCCTCATTTCGGGCACGCCAACATCATCCAGCACGCCGAGCGTCCGTTCGCCGACGTGCGCGAGATGGACGCCGAGCTCGAGCGCCGGTACTGCGCGGTCGTCAGCGACCAGGACGTCGTGCTGTGGGTCGGTGACGCGTCGTTCGCGGACGACGCGTGGACCGCGGCACTGCTCACTCGCCTGCCCGGTCACAAGCTGCTCGTGCGCGGCAACCACGACGGCACGCTGACGCGCTGCCTGAAGCTCGGCTTCGAAGTCGTCGCGGACTTCCTGCACTTGCTGGTCGCTGGCCATAAGGTCACAGCGAGCCACTTCCCGCCAGCGGGCGCGACCCAGGACGTGCGGTGTCCCGAGCGCCGGCCGCCCAAGCCGGGGCCGGGCGAGTTTGTGTTGCATGGGCATACGCACGAACGTGCGCGGCGGGTAGGGCGGCGCATTCACGTTGGCGTCGACGCGTGGGGGTTTGCGCCGGTGACGCGGGCGGAGGTTGAGGGATTGATTGCAAAAGAGGAGGCGCAACCGTGACGGGCAAGGCAAAGACGGGCAAGGCAAAGAAGCGCGAGCCACAGAAGAAGGTCGAGCTCGCGAGGATCGCTTGGATCGAGCCGATGTTCAAGCTTGCGCTGATCGGTGACCCAGACGGACCGCGTGAACTTAGGCTTCGTATGCAGGTGGACGATGGCACCACTGCTTGGCTGGGCGAGAGCAAGATGCTTTTGGCATTCTTCAGCGAGACCACGAAGCGTTTGCGTCGCTCGCTGCGGAGAAAGGGTCAAGCGGTTTGACACTGCGCGACTACCAGCAGCGCGGCCTACGCAAGATCAGCGACGCGCTCGCATCGGGCGCGACGCGGGTGCTCGCTGTCGCACCAACCGGCGCCGGCAAGGGCACGATGGCGGCGAACCTGCTCGCGCGCACTGTGAAGAGCGGCAAGCGCGCGCTGTTCCTGGTGCACCGCCGCGAGATCGTGCTCGACGTTGCGCGGCGCGTACAGGCCGAGCTCGGACGCGACGTTGGCGTGATCCTGCCCGGCAAGCGGCGTTCGCCCGACGCGCGGGTGCAGGTCGCGAGCGTGCAGTCGCTGTTGCGCGCGGGTGTGCAGCTGCCGAAAGCTGACCTGATCGTGCCCGACGAGGCGCACCATTACGCGGCCGACGAATGGCGCGGCGTGCTCGACCGGTGGTGAAAGTACAGCCCGCGCAAGCGAGCTTCGGCTGGCTCGACGACGACGAGGTGACCCCATGAAAGCAGTGACCGGCCCCGCCTACGACTACCGCGCCAGCCTGCGCCGCGTCATCGACGGCGACACGCTCGACCTTGACATTGACCTCGGCTTTGAGACGCGCGCAGTCACGCGCGTGCGGCTGCTTGGGCTCAACACGCCCGAGGTGGTGGGCGCGACTCGGCCGCAGGGGCTCGCCAGCGCAGCGTTCGTGCAGCAGTGGCTCGACGCGCGCGGCGGCCAGGTGCTCGTGCGCTCGTACAAGGCCAAGGCCAAAGAGAAGTACGGCAGGTGGCTCGTGGAGGTGTGGCCCGCGGACGCAACGAGCGCGTCGCTCAACAGCGAGCTACTGCTGCGCGGGCTGGCCGTGCCGATGGGGTACCCATGAGCATCAGCTGGCAGGACGAGAGTGCGCTCACCTGGTATTTCGGTGTCGGGCAGACGCGGTTTGAGCGCTCGACTACGGGGCCGATGTTGGCGCATGCCGAGATGTTCGGGCAGGCGGGGGAGTTGCGGTACTGCGAGCGCGCGGCGGGCTACGAGCTGCAGGCTGAGCGCATTCGCCGAGCGCCGGCGGCGTGGGCCAGCGTGTGCGACGGGGCGATTGTGTACAGCGGGTGCGAGGTCACGGCGCGGCCGACGGCTGAAGTGCGCGAGGCGAGCGGTTACCTGCCTGAGCTCAAAGACATGGAGCGTCATGCCGAGGTGGGCGGCGTGCTGCGCGTGGTGGCGCGGCGTTGCCCGATCGCATGGTACGCGCTGCAGGCGTACTACGGCGATCTTGCGGCCGACTGGCAACGCACGCTGCCCAAGCCTGGGAAGATCGGCGCGCTGTACCACATCACCGAGGCGGGCCGGCGCTTGCTGCAGGACAGCGCGGCCGAGGCGCTCAAGCGCGGGCAGCCGATCGCGAGTTCGCCTGCGCGACGGCTGCAGAACGAATGCGCGATGGCGAAAAAGAGTGAGCGGACGCGCGTGCGGCTCATGCAGTGCGAGCGGCAAGCGCTCTTGCTGCGCGCGGAGGCGTTCGCGGCTTGGTGCGAGGCGCGGGTCGAGTGCAGGACGGGGAGGGCGGCGTGAAGGGCGCGCTTCTACAGCACTGGCAGTGCGACGCGTGTTTGGTCGCTGGGCACATAGAGAGCGCCGACGAGCCTCCTGCTGGATGGTTGTTTCAGCGACTGCCCGATGGTGACGCGCACGCATGCACTGAAGACTGTGCGCGCGCGCTAATCGGTCTGCCGCTACTCGGCTGGCGGGTCAGCGCAAACCAATCTCCATGCATTGTCCCGCACGTGAGCGTGCCGGATTGGGCGCTGCGTGTGCCGGAACTGAACCGCGCGTCGATTCCGACCTATGTACTGCTCTGCCAACTTGCACCGTCAAGCCCGAGTATGGCGGACCTCGCGGCACAACTCCGCTTGGATCGGAGAAGTGTCATACGCCACGTGAGGCACTTGGAGCGGGTCGGGTTGCTGCGGGTGAAGCGTCGACAGATCGACGGATGCCACGTTGCCAACGCCTATGAGATCATGGAGCGGCAACATGTGATGCAAAACGCCAAAGCCCCCGACGCGTGAGCATCGAAGGCTTCGTCCCGCCATGAGGAGAGCGGCAGGACGGAGTCTATATGGCAGGTGTACGACTGGGCAATACCGCCGAGCTCTGGAGAGATCCGGAGCTCGGCGTAAGCTTTGACGACGACGGCGACCCCGAGCCCGAGGAAGACTCGCCGGCCGACGCCGAAGCGCTGCGCTCGGCCAAGCTCATCAGCGCGGCGATGATCGCCAAGGTGCTCGACGCGCCGTGCGCCAAGTGTGCGCGCGCGGAGCAAGAAGGCACACCACGCAAGGGCTGCCGGGTGCTCGGCTGCGATCGGTGGTCAACGCGCCGGGCCCGGCGCTGGATGCGGCGCAGCCAGTGCTCGCAGCGCCCTGGCGCCCCGCCGTGCCCCGCGCGGACCGGGGGCGGCTGTGTATGCACCGTGGGGTTCCGACTCGCAGCGGGCGGGGCGTGGTGCACGACCCTGGCCCGCTTGCGCGACAAGTTTCCGGACCTACTCGACCTCGTGCTGGTCGCTCAGGCCGACGAGGATTAGGTTGCGGGCATGCTCCACTACGCCCACCAGCACTACCGCGACGGCTCCAAGAAAGCCCGCCTGGCGCGCCGCAAGAGCACGTTGCGCTGGCGGCTTGGCAAGTGCCGACGGAGCGAGCGCGAGAGCTGCTACCTGTGCCGCTCAGGCGCACATGCCCGCAAGCGCCAGACGCCGGTCGAGCCGTGACCCGGGTGGCCACAAAGAGCCAGCTACGACCCGCAGTGGCCACCGACCCCCGTCCTGAGCGCTTATGGTAGGGGCTGCGTGATTGGGCCGGCCGTCGCTGGCTTCCACCGGCTAGGCGTTGCTGCTCCCAGCCGGCCCCGCGTTTCACCCCATGCCCCCGAAGTCCAAGCCCGCACCCGCCGGCCTGACAGCTCGCATGCAGGCCTTCGTGCGCGAGTTCGTGGTCTGCCGCAACGGCGCCGAGGCCGCGCGCAAAGCGGGCTACAGCGACCACGCTGCCAAGCAGGCGGCGTACCGGCTGCTGCAGCGCGCCGACGTGCAAGCAGTCGTCCGCGAGCACGAGGAAGGCGACGAGCGCATGGTCGGCAGCCGCCGGCACTACGTGCTCAACCGCCTCAAGGACCTGGTCGAGCGCTCGATGCAGGCCGACCCCGTGCGCGGTCCCAAGGGCAAGAAGCTCGGGCTGTACCGGCAAGACGGCCCCACCGCGGCGCGCGCGCTCGAACTCCTGGGCAAGCAAGAAGGCTTGTTTCGTGAGCAGCTCGATGTGCGGGTGCAGGCCGGCGTCGAGGAGCTGCTCACAGGCATTCGCCCGCTGATGACGCCGCAGTCCTATGCTGAGCTCCTCACTGCCCTCGCCGAAGTCACTGGTGTCACCAGGATGGCTCCGGAGGCAGATGCGGGAAGTGGGCCTGACGCAGTCCACTGACACGACGTTCGAAAGCTTCGAGCAGTTCTGCAGTCTGATCGAGATCCGGCTCAAGTCGGGCGGTCGCAAGTTCTTCCGCGCCGAGGACTGGCACCAGGAGCAGCGGAGATTTTGCGCCGAGCGCACTGGTCGCGACATCGTGCTCAAACCGCGCCAGGTGGGGTTTTCCACGCTGGAGCTCGCGCGCGACCTGTACTTCGCGATCACGCGCTCGGGCGTTGACGTGCTGGTGATCGGCCACGACGGGCTGCTGGTCGAGCAGCTCTTCATGACGCTGCGGATCTTCGCCGACTGTTTGCGCAAGGTCGGCAAGCTTCCTAGGACGTTGTACAGCAACAAGCGCGAGATCGTGTTCGCCGATACCGGCAGCGCGGTGCGCGTGGTTGAAGCGGGCGCGACCACCGTGGCCGCCGAGAAAAAGGGCCGCTCGGGCACGGTGCACCGGCTGCATGCGACCGAGCTCGCATTCTGGGGCGCGGCGGCCGAGACCATGGGCGCGGTGCTTGGCTGCGTGCCGGCCGACGGCGAAGTGGTCGAAGAAAGCACGGCCAACGGTGTGGGAGGCTTGTTTTACGCCGACGTCATGGCGGCTCGGGAAGGCCGCACCGGCTACAAGCTGCACTTCTTTCCCTGGTACGAGCACGCTGAGTACCGCGCCAAGCCATTGCCTAATGACTTCGACCCCGCTGTCAGGCGCGGCGCGGACGGCAAACCCGATCAGTGGGAGGCGCGGCTACGGCAGCTTGGCTGCGACGACGCACAACTGGCGTGGTGGCGCGGCAAGGTCGACGACCCCAAGGTCGGGCTTGAGCGCGCGCTGCAAGAGTTTCCCGTCGACATCGACACCTGCTTTCGCGCATCAGGCGCGGCGTGGCTCGAGCCGGCAGTGCTCGACAAGATCTCGGGCTACGTACGCGAGCCCTTGCGGCTACTGCCGATCAAGATCGGACAGCAGTCGTTCGACCCCGCGCGCATCTACGCCGAGCCCGAGCTCGGGGCTCAGTACGTGGTGTTTGGCGACGTCTCCGAAGGCGTCGCCAACGACGGTAGCGCCGCGACGGTGCTCGATCGCAAGACCAAGCGGACGGTCGCAACGTGGTGGAGCAACACCATCGCACCCGGCGACTTCGGCGCGGTCATGGCGGCGCTCGGGTTCTTCTACAACCGCGCGCTGGTCGCGCCTGAGCGCAACAACCACGGCCACGCCGCGATCGAGCGCCTGACCGCGGGGCTGCCCGAGATCAAGTGCTACCCCAACCTGTACACCGGCCCTGACGAGCGTGTCGGCTGGGTCACCAACACCGCCAGCCGCGCCATCATGTGGGACGAGCTCGCGACGGCCATCCGTGACGGCAGCGCGCACACTCCGGACGCGGCGACGCTTGCCGAGTGCCGCTCTCTGATTCGCGACACCGACGGCAAGCCGCGTGCGCGCGGCAAGAGCACGCGTAGCAAAGACGCAAGCCGCGACGACCGCTTCGTGAGCTGGGCGGGCGCATGGCAGATCGCCGTGCCGGCCACAGTCATTCGAGAGCCGCCAGCTGTCACCGGCTCACGCTGGGACGACATGCCGGGCAAAGGATTCTGATGCGCATCGCAATCGCAGGCGTCCCGCGCGCGGGCAAGACCACGCTGGGGCAGGCATTGGCCGCCGAGCTCGGGTATCCATTGCTGCACGGCGACGACCTCATGCACATGGACTGGTCCGAGGCCAGCGCCGAGCTCGCGCGCCGCATGCTGGCGCCGGGGCCCTGGATCATTGAAGGCGTGGCCGTCAGCCGCGCGCTGCGCAAGGCGATCGACCTCACGGCTGAGCGACCTTGCGACCGGTTGTACTTTCTGAGCGAGCCCTACGGCGTGCTCTCGGACGGCCAAGCCAGCATGGGCAAGGGCTGTCACAAGGTGCACGCCGAGCTCGCTCCCGAACTGCTGCGCCGCGGCGTGCAGTTTGTGAGCGCGTCCGAGCATGTAACCATTCAGCAGGCCAGCTCACGCGCGGCGATGCCTGTTGCAACCCCCGCAACACCAGTACCAGCCCCCGCAGCCCAAGTGCGCGAACCGTACGCCGGCGGCTCCCGTTGGAGTGGCTTTGGTGGCGGTCGCGGGTTCGGGTGAGGCCGCGACCCCATGGGACTTCGAGACTGGTACCGCAAGCTCACGGCCCCGACGCCGACGAAAGTCTCGTCGAGCGCCGAGCCGATCGCGCACGACAAGCCGCTGTGGCAGCAGTTCCAGCGCATCGGCGGCGGACTCACGCCCGTCGACGTGTCGGAAATCCTGCGCCAGGCCGACATGGGGCAGCCCGCGCGCTTGGTCGATCTCGCCAACGAGTCGCGTCAGAAAGACGGGCACCTGCAAGGCGTGCTCTCGACTCGCGAGCGGGCGGTGGCGCTCGTTGATCTGGACTTCGTCGAGCCCGAGAACCCCAAGCGTGCCGAGAAGAAAGCGACCGACCTGTGCCGTCGGATCCGCGACGAGTTCCGAAACTGGCCGCTGCTGATCCAGCACCTGACGGGCGCGTTCTTACCCGGGCATGCCACGGTCGAGCTGCGCTGGGAAGAAACCAGCGACGGGTTGCTCATCCCCGTCGAGTGCATGCCCATCCATACGCGCGACTTCATCTTCAACCGCGCCAACGGTTCACTACGCTACCGCCGCTCGTTGACCGACACCGAGGGCGTGGACATTCTCGCCGAGAACCCCGGGCGGATCATCCAACTGCAGCGCCGCATCGTCGGCGACGTGCCTGCGCGCGAAGGACTCGCGCGGTGCCTTGTGTGGGGCGCGCTGTTTCGCAACTGGGACTTGCGCGACTGGATCGCGCTTGGCGAAATCGGCTGGAAGCCGTGGCGCTGGGCTAGCTACGAGAAGGGCATGACCAACGAGGACGTCGAGCGCTTGCTGCGGTCGCTCGAGCGCCTGGGTACTCAAGGCGTGGCCGTGCTGCCCAAGTCTACCGAGCTCAACGTGGAGTGGCCCAAGGGCGCAGCGACCAGCAGCAACGGCGCGGGCGTGCACCGCGAGCTGTTCGACACCATCGGGCGTGAAATGAGCAAGGCCGTGCTCGGCCAAACCACCACCACCGAGGCCGGGCCCAACGGCGACCGTGCGTCGACTGAGACGCGCGATGGCGTGCGCATGGACATTCGCGAGGAAGACTGCCGCGCGGTTGCTGCAGCGCTCCGGTACCACTTATTCATGCCGGCGATCGCTGTGAACATCCCCGGCAGCAGCGGCATGCGCATTGCCGCTGGCGTGTTCCAAACCGACGAAGGCGAGGACCGTCAGAAGTTCGCGACGGCCGTGAAGTTCTTGCGCGACGCCGGGCTGAAGATCCCGGCCAAGTGGGTGCGCGACGAGGTTGGGATGCCGGAGCCCAAGGGCGACGAGGAACTGCTCGCGGCGCCCGTAGCACCGCCAGCAACCGACAATCCGCCGCCTCCCGAGGAGCCGACCGATGGCCAGCAAGAAAAAGACGGCCAAGCCAAGGCCGCCTGAGCCCACCCCTGACGACCCCGAGGCGCTCAAGCGATGGAACCAGCAACGCACCAAGCGGCATGGGACGGTGTCGTACGCCGACACGTCGATATCACCGTCCGATCTGTCGACGAAGAAGCGCGGTCGGTCCGCGTAACCGCCTCGACAGCCAGCCTCGACAGCCACCAGACGGTGCTCGATCAGGACTGGCGTCTCGAGCGCTACCTGCGAAATCCGGTGGTGCTCTGGAATCACAACCGCTTTGAGCACGGCCCGTTCAGTCTCGGTGGTGGCGTGCGTCCCGAGGACTTCTTGCCCATCGGGCGCGCTGAGGACGTCGGCGTCGTCGACGGGCAACTGCGAGCGACGCTCGTATTTGCAAGCGCCGACGGCAATCCGCTCGCTGATCGCATCTACCGGCTGATGCGCGAGCGCATCCTGCGCAGCGTCAGCGTGGGCTTCATGCCTGGGACGCTCACCGAGGAGAAGTTCGACGGCCGCGACATCCTGCGACTTGGCCAGAACGAACTTTTCGAGATCTCGGTCGTGCCCGTACCGAGCAACCCCGACGCGGTCGCCAAGTCGATCGCCTGGGAGACAGAGCAACTCGGCCGCATCGCGGCCGGCAGATCCGCCGGTGGCGGTGAGGAGATTCGCATGGCGATGACAGCAGAAGAAAAGGCGGCGTTCGATGCGGCACTCGCCGATGCCAAGGACGCCAAAACCGCCAAAGAGCGCGCCGTGGCACTCGAGTCCGACCTATCGAAACAGCGCGCACTGTCCAGCGAGGCTCGCGAGACGATCAAGTCGCTCACCGAGCGCGTGACCAAGTCCGAGGCGCGTCTTGTCGAAGTTGAGATCGACAAGCTGATTGGCAAAAAGTTCTACCCCGCAGAGCGCGAGAAGCAGATCGAACTCGCTCGCAAGATAGGCATCGACCACGTGGTCGAACTCGCCGCGGCACGCCCCGACATCAAGCTCACCGAGCCGGTCATCGTCGATGGCAAGGGACTCGCAAGTCCGAACCAACCGGCGCCGCCCCCGGCTGACCGCGCGAGCGGCGGTGGCGACGACATCGTCAAGACGGCGCGGGCAGCGGCTGGCGCTGCGGCCTGATCACCCAGTGACCATCTGAAAAGGAACTGAACATGGCAGGTCGAAGCGACATGGATTTGGAGCGGCTGCTCATCAAGACTCGAACGGTCGAGACAGGGCAGACGGTAGCGGTCGGGCGCGTCGTCAAAGACGGCAATGCCGACGGCGAAGTACAACACACGGCCGACGGCGTAGGCGCCATTGGCGTCGTGATTGCCCTGGGCACGCTGAGCGGCGTAGCCACCGACAAGGTGCAAATCGCCTACCTCGCCGGCGCGGGCGTAATCTCCGTGAAAGTAGGCACGGGCGGCGCGACGCGCGGCCTGCCCGCCAAGTGCGTCTCGGACGGCGTCACCGACGCAGCGCTTACCGTGACGACGCCGGTTGCTGCCGACGTGGTCGGCTACTTCACCCAAACGGGTGTCGCAGGTGACTTCGTGGGCATGGTGCCCGCACGCAGCTGGGGCACCGAGTAATCGCGGCCCTCCCTCACGAGAAGGAACAAGAGCAAATGAGCGACCTCATCCTCGGGGCCAGCGCGGATCAGCTTCAGCCCCGCCTCCCCATCCAACGCACCGTACGCGGCATCGAGTACGAGCGGTTTATCCGCTCGGTGCGTCAACAGTTGCGGTCCATGACGGCCGCCGACCGCGAGACGGCCAAGCGCGCGAACGACGACCTGCTGCGCGGGCTCGCCCACCCGCAGCACTCGGCCGCCGCGAGCGCCATGGAACGCGTGATCACGCCAGGCGCGGTCCACGTTGACCAGGTGCTCAGCAACATGAGCGTCATGTACTCGAACGACGAATACATCGGCGAGCGCCTCATGCCGGCGGTGCCCGTGGCCAAGCGCTCGGGCAAGTTCGCCGTCTACAACAAGCGCGATCGCTTCGCGTTCCCCGATGACTTGATCGGCTACCGGTCGAGTCCCAACGAGCTCGAGGCCGGTCGGACGTTCGACAACTACAGCGTGGCGGACTACGGCTACAAGAACTACCTCGACTACGAGACCACGCAGAACCAGGACGCTCCGCTCAACGAGATGGTCGACGTTGTCGAAGCCATCAACGAGGGCATCGCGTTTCGGCGCGAAAAGAGGATCCTCGCGATCGTCGCGACGTCCGCCAACTACTCGGGCAACACCGCTGCGGCCGGTAGCGTGTGGAGCGGTACCACGGGCGGCTCGCTCATCGCGGATATCCTTGCGGCTGTCTCAGCGCTGTGGAGCGGCCCCACCCCCACGCGCAAGGTTGGGTTTTGCAGCCTGGCGGTGTGGAACACCGGCATCGCCAACAACCCCGCGATCCGCGAGCTGTTCAAGTACACCGAAAACGGCCTCGCAACGACCACCCAAGTCGCGAGGTTCTTCGGTCTGGACGACATTCTCGTGAGCCGCGCTCGCGAAGATACGGCCAACAGCGGCCAAACCGCAGCGTACGCCCGCATGCTGACCGGCAACGTGTTCGGCGTGCTCGCGGTTGCGGACAACCCGTCGGTGCGGTCGCTGCACTTCGGCAGCACGTTCCGCGAGAACGACGATCCGTTCACAACGGAATGGCCCGACCCGGGCATCGGCAAGCGCGGCGGCATTTGGTCGCGCGTCTCGGTCAGCGAGGACCACAAGATCGTCGCGCCCGACGCCGGGTTCCTCATCACCAGCGTTGTGTCGTGATCCTCACCCCCGCAACAGCCTGAAGGTGCCCCATGGTCATGAAGAAACGCGACGATGATCCAAGCGCCGGCTACCCCGGCACCGCGAGCCCCGAAGGCTCGCTCGCGTCCAAGGCCCCCGCGGGCCCCAGCACCAATGAGCCCGATGGCGACGCCTCGGGAAGGCCGGGCTCAGCCACGCGCGCGAAGCCCACCACAGGCGACGCCCCGTCGCCTCCCGCAAAAGACGAGCCCGCCAAAAGCGAGCCACCTGAGAACGCAATCCCCGCGGGCTCGGTCCGCGTCAAAGCCAAGAAGACCGCGCTCGTCGGCGGGATGGCCCGTAGCGCGGGCGAGATCTTCACCATGAGCGAGTCCGAGTTCAACGACCGCAAGGACCGCGACGAGTTCGAGAAGCTCTGAAATGGCGAACGCAGTTGCCATTATCCTGCACGCGCTCGGGGCCGAGATCGCCACTGGCTCGGCTACGGGCGTTGACATTGGGACGCGCAGCGCTGTCAAGCTCACGCTGCGCGTGCCCGCCGTAACCGGAACGTTCACCGTCACCGTCGAGACATCGCCCGACAACAGCGTGTGGCGCGCGCTCGGGGCATTTACCGCCGTGAGCTCTGCGCCGGCGGTGCAGCAGCTGAGCTTTGATCGCGCCGAGCGCTACGTGCGCGTCAGCTGGGTGCTGGGCACGTCGGCGCGATTCGCGGTCGACGGTGAAGCCCACCAGCTGTTTGCCGCGCGTGAAGATCTAGGCACCGAGCTGCCGGCGACGTCGCTGTCGGCGTCGAGCACCACGACCATCGCCGACGCGCTCATCAAGGGCAGTAGCGACGTCGAGGACGCGCTTGGCGCGCGGTATCCGACGCCGATCACCAAAGTCCCCAACTCTGTCGTGCAGCGCTGCGCGCAGATCGCGGCGTACCTCATCCTCAAGCACGACGGATTCGCCGGCGCGGGCATCGACCAGCTGGTGGCCGACTCCTACAAGGATGCGCAGCAGTGGCTCAAGGACGTGCGCGACGGCAAGCTCGAGCCCGTCGGCATCGCGCCGGACCCGTCGGACGACGTCCAAACCTCCAGCGGCAACCCGCTGTTACCTGATGTACTCACCCCAAGGTTGTCGGACAACTGGGGCGACTTCTAATGCTGCGCTTCACACTTGATCTGAGCCCGCTCGGGCAGGCACTGAGCGCGCTTGAGCAGAACCTCGACACCGCCATGGCCGCGGCGCTGCACGACGCCGGCAGCATGGTCGCCAACGAAGCGCGCAGCAATCACGCTTTCACCGACCGCACGGGCGCGCTGAGCCGGTCGATCCATGCGCAGCCCGTCGACGGCTCGTTCACTGGGCGTAACCTTACCGTGGACGTGGTGGCCGACACCCCGTATGCGCGGTTTGTCGAAGACGGCACCCGCGCCCACGAGATCCGCGCCCGCAACGCTAGGACGCTGAAGTTCCGCGGGCGTGACGGCCGCTGGGTGTTCCGCCGCCGCGTGCAGCATCCCGGCACCAAGCCGTACTTGTACCTGAAGGGCGCTCTTGCGCGGCTCTTCCCGCAAGTGCGGGAGCGTTCAGAGCGCGGCCTTGCCATTGCCTTCGAGCGTTCCGGCTTCGAGATCGCATGAGCATCGACAGCCTGACCGACGCGCCGGTTGCGGCCATCGCGGCGCTCGCGCGCGGCGCCATCCAAGCGGATCTTGGCGCCGATGTGCTGGTTGCCGTCTATGAAGACCCGCGCAACCTGTTCACGATCCCCGACGCCAAGCTGCCCGCCCTGTGCGTGCACCGCTCGAGCGAGCGGACAAGGCGCCAGAGCTCGACGCGGCTGGTCGACGACATCGTGATCGGGTTTGAGTACGCGCTGCCGAGCACCAGCGTGGATGGGCGCGCTGGCCGCTGGCCGACGCTCGCAGCGGTGTGGCAGTCGTTATCGCGCGCGGTACTCGCGGGCAAACATTCCGCGGTCAGCAGCGGCGCGGACGTGCTGCTCGCTGCTGGCGTTTGGGCCGACGGCGAGGACGCGCGGGTGCTGCAGTACACGCTGGTTGAGGGCGGTCGTGACAGCGAGCCGGACATGCGCGCGCGGCATCCGATCTTCATCGCGCAGATCGCCGTCACGCACACGCCAAGCGAAGTCAACGTCGCGACGCTCAACGACTTCCTGCGCTTCAACATGACCTTTGACGAGCCGGGCGGCGACGGCACCTCGCCGCTCATCGTGCTCAATGTGATCCTTCCGACCTAGGGGAGCTGCTCGATGGAGAAGAAATTCGTAAGGCCCGGAGCCGGGCCCGACGGGGCGCCGTTTGTCACGCGCAATCCCGCGACCGGCCGGCCGCTCAGTGCCGACGGCGAGTGGGTCGACCTCGACAGCACCGCGCGGCGCCGCTTGCGTGAAGGCGACTGGGTCGAAGCAAGCGCGCCGGCTGCGGCCGCGGAGCTTGAGCACGAGTCCCTTGCGCAGCGGGAGAGCCGGTAACCATGGCCACGTCAGTCGCGTTCAACACAATCTCGGCGGGCATCCGCACCGTCACCAATCACGCGGAGTTCGACTCGAGCCGCGCGGTGGTCGGTGCGCTACTACGCCGGCAGAAGATCCTCGTCCTGGGCATCCGGCTCACCGCCGGCACAGTGGCCGAGCTCGTGCCCAAACGCGTGCTCAGTGGTGATCAGGCAGACGGCTATCACGGCACGGGCTCGCAGCTCGCCGAGATGGTGCGCATCGCCAAGAAGAACAACTCGCAAACCGAGCTGTGGACATGCGGCATCAACGCCCTGTCGGGCGGCACGGCCGGCACCAAGACCATCACAATCACAGGGCCCGCCACGGCGTCGGGCAGCATCTACCTATACATCGCCGGCCGGTTCATCATCATCCCGGTTGCCAGCGGCGACGCGCAGAACGCGATCGCGACCGCCATCAACACCGCGATTCAGGCGCACGCCGAGTACGTGCGTATGCCGTTCACCAGCGGCGCCGCGACCAACGTGGTCACGCTGACCATGCGCTGGAAGGGCGTCGACGTTGGCGACGTGCGCGTCAACTACAGCAACAGCGATCAGACGCCCGCTGGCGTGACCATCGTGATCGCCACAGGCGTCGCCGGAGCCGGCAACCCCGACGTGACGTCGATCCTCGACGCCATCGGCGACGTCACGCAGTACGACACGATCATCATGCCGTGGACGGACTCCACGAACCTCACAGCGCTCGAGGCCGAGCTCTTGTCGCGCTGGGGCGGCATGCGCCAAATCGACGGCGTCGCGTTCGCGGCCGTAGCCGGCTCGCACGCCACGGCCACCACCTTGGGCAACTCACGCAACTCGCCGTTCTTGGTGGTTATGGGCGCCAACACCAGCCCCACGCCGCCGTGGCTGTGGGCCGCAGCGCTCGGCGCCGTTGACGCTGGCCAGTCCGACCCGGCGTTGCCCCGTCAGACGCTGCCGTTGCTGGGCGTCCTGCCCGCCGCGGACACCGCGCTGTGGGGTCAGAGTGACCGCAATCTATTGCTGCACGACGGCATCGCGACCCACGTGGTCGACGCCGGCGGCAACGTCACGATCGAGCGCCTGATCACGACGTACCAGACCAATGCGCAGGCGGTGCCCGACACCGCGTACCTCGACGTCGAGACGGTGCGGACGCTGTCCGCGATCCGCTTCGACGGCAATAGCTCGGTGAGTCTCGCGTACCCGCGCGCGAAGCTCGCGAAGGATGGCGTACCGCTGCCGGCCGGCCAACGCATCGTCACGCCCAACGGCATGAAGGCGTTTCTCGGCTCCCGCTATGACGTGTGGGGCGCGCTGGGGTGGGTCGAGCTCGCGTCCAGAGAACAGTTCACGGACGAACTGCTCTGTGACATCGACCTGACCGACGTCAACCGGCTGGTGGCGCAAGGCGGCCCGGACCTGATGAATCAGTTCAGGGGCCTGTCGGTGCAGTGGCAGTTCATCGTCTGAGCGGCACGGAGCGAATAAGCCATGGCCAAAGTCTTCAACATCCCGATCGTCAAGCTCAATCAGGTTGACTACCGCACTCTGCCCAACAGCACGCTCAAGCTCGGTGGCATGAAGGGCGAGCCCAAGTACGCCAGCGGAGTGCTCAGCGGCTTCGCAGAGTCGCCCGAGGCTGCCGAGTTCGACGGCGGTTTCGAGGTTATGAGCGACACGGATATCGAAGCGATCCGCAACTTCAAGGGGCAGATCGACTACGTGACCGACGTCGGCATCACCTACTCCTCGTCCAACTCGCAGATCACCGAGTCGCTCGAGCTCAACCCGGGCGACGGCGTGAAGGTGAAGATCATGGGCGAGGCCTCGGTCAAGGTGGCGTAGGTCGTAGCGAACCCGCATGGACTTCACCGACGACCGCATACGCGCGATGCTCCGCGGCCGCCGCGAGGTGCGCGTATACCCGCTGCCCGGTGCCGACGACGAGGCCGAGTTCGCGGTCGGCATTCGCGTGCTCACCGGAGAAGAGATCGACGACGCCCGCACCGAGGCCACGCAGTACACCCAGGCGCTCGCCAAGCGCCGCAAGCTCGACGTGCAACAGCTGCAATGGATCGATGGCGACCCGCACGAAGCCGAGGTGCACCGCCAGATCATCTATCGCGCGTGCATTGACCCGGACTCGGTGAGTAGCGACGCCGAGCCCAAGCCGTTCTTTCCCGGCGTGCAGGCCGTGCGGCAGATCGACGACACCTTCGCGCAGATGCTGTATCAGCTGTACCTCAGTCACCAGCAGTGGGTGAACCCGTACCTGGGGGCGTCGCAGAGCGAAGTGACCGAGATCATCGAGGCGCTAAAAAAAACGCCCGAGCGACGGGCGATGTTGGGGCTGTACGATGTGCCCACGCTGCTGACCTTAGCGGCTTCTATGGCTGCCCAGCTCGCGGACTCACCGACTGGCAAGTGATCTGGTGGTGGCACGGGCGCGCCGCGCACGTGGACAAGAGGTAATCCCCGGTGCCCGACGCAAGAGCGATCATCCGCATCAGCGCGATGCCCGACAGCTCGCTGCGCAAGGCGCTCGCCGGCACCATGGAGGCCGCGACGCGCGCCGGCAAGCGCGGCGCTGCCGAAGAGATCAAAGCCGCCAAGCAGGTCGAGCGCGAGAAGCTCCGCGCGTCCAAGTCCGCTGATCGCGCCGCCAACCAGGCCGGCCGGGCAGCGATCAAGGCCGCCCAAGATCACCAGCGCGTAGTGGCCAAAGCCGTCGCCGAGGAGACCCGGACCAAGAAGCAGGCCGACCAGGCGCAGGCGCGCGAGGCGGCAAAACTTGCCAAGGAAGAGGTCAAGTGGTCGGAGTGGGCCGAGCGGCTGAAGTACAAGGCGGTGATCAGCACTTCGCGCGAGGCCGAACGCGCCGCCATGAGGCAACGGCGCGAGTCCGAGAAGACTGCGCGCCAACAGATTCGCGACGCCGAGCGCGCCGCCAAGGCGCAGCAAACCAACCGGCGACGCATCGCGACCGCGGTCGGTGGCGCAGTTGTTGGCGCGGGCGCTGCGGCGCTCGGGCGCGTGCGTAGCTTCGGCAGCACGTTCGGCGCGCGCTCGCCCGAGGAGATGATGGGCGACGCCGTCACGCTACGACGGCGCATGGTGTTGCTCGCGGACATGGCGGGCATGAAAGACACCGACCGCGACGCGCTACAAACGCGCGTGCTCGCGACGTCGGCGCGTACCGGCATCGGCGCAGGCGACATCGTCAGCGGCCTCGAGAAAGCGCACGGCACCTTCACCAACTTGCAAGGGTTCGCGAAGATCCTCGACCAGGTTGCCAATGTCAGCCTGGCGACGGGGACTTCGGTCGAGAACGTGGTCGGCGCCATGGGTGTCATGCGTCGGCAGTTCAATGTGACCGAAGAGGACATGATCAAGCTGACCGGGGCCATGGTGACAGCGGCCGACCTCGGCAGCATCGAGCTGCCCGACGTTGCCGCCGCCTTCGGCGTCGCCCTCGCGGAGATGGGTCGCAACGCGAACCTTCACGGTTTGCCGGGTGCGATCAAGGCCCTGGCTATCACCCAAACGCTCGGAGCGGGCGACGTTTCCGCCGCGGATGCCGCGACGTTGGGCGTGCACACGGTGACCGAGCTCAACAACGCCAAGGTGCAGGCGGGGCTCAAGGCAGCGTTCGGCGTTTCGGTCACCAAGAGCGGCAAGATCGGCGGGGACCTGCGCGAGATGCCGGACATCATCAACGATCTGCTCAAGCACGGCTTCATGGCTGAGGGCAAGAGCGCGCTGCGCCAGGAAATCATCCCCCAGGAGCGCGGCCGGCGCGGACTGGAAATGCTCGCCAAGCAGTTCCGCGACAACCCTGACGACACCAACAAGCTCCTCACCGCCGAGCCGGAAACAGGTCTAGAGTCTATTCAACGACGCGCGGCGAAGATGACGGCGGGCGTGGAGGGCCAAGCTTCCACGCTCGGAGCCCGCCAGTTCCAAACGTTCATGGAGGGCGACTCCATGCAGCAGTACATGAGCGCCGCCGTTAAATCGTCCGACACGCTCGCGCGCATCGAAGCGGGCCACCCCATCATGACCGAGCTCGTCGGCATTGGCGGTGGCGCGCTCAAGGCGCTCGCGGGTGCGCTGCTGGCCGAGCGCGTGCTTTCCGGCGCGCGTGGGCTCGTTGGAGCTGCCGGCCCGTGGGCCGCCACGGCAGGGGCTGTCGAGGGTGCGGGCGCGGCGGCGGCGGGCATTGGAGCGGCGGGAATCGCTGCGGCCGTAGCCGGCGGCGTCGTGGCCGGCGGCGCGACCTATTACCTGTTCCACGAGTCGGCCGAGCGTGCGGGCGAAGGCATCTTCAGCGCGCTGCACTACGAGCCGCAGTCGAGTAAGACGCGGGGGATCCCAGGCGCCGGGGCGGCACAAGAGCCCTACAGCGACGCGCGCGATTCAGACTTCGTGTCCCGCGAGCCCGTTCCGTGGACCGCTGTGGCTTCAGCGCCTGCGCCACTGCAGCAGTCCGCGCCGGAAGCCACGCTCAAGATCAAGATCGAAGGCCCGGGCCGCGTGACGAGCGTGGACTCGAGCGGCTTTGACGGCATCGAGACCATGAGCATGGACACGGGCCGTCGCGACGTGTTCCCGCCATGAGCACCACGAAGTACCTGCAGGCGTCGTTTCGCGACGCGCCGTTCCTGGTCGAGAGCAACTCCGACGAGCAGGGCCCGCGCAACGTCATTCACGAGTTTCCCGGGCGCGAGGACGCCTACGCCGAGCCCAGCGGCAAGTTCCCCGCGCGCTTTTCCATCGAAGCGCACCTGATCGGCGACAACTTCGAGCAGCAGCTTCAAGCGCTCGAAGCCGCGCTCGATCAGGCGGGCCCTGGCAAGCTGCTGCACCCGCACCGCGGGACCAAGTTCTGCGCCGTCGACGGCCCGTACCGGGTTCAGCGCAACACGCGCGAGCTCGGGATGGTCCGGCTCTCGATCACGTTCTGCGAGGCTGGCCCCGCGCAAGAGCCGCGCGTCGTGCCGGACACCGGCAGCGACGTGCACGCCAAGGCTGTGACGGTGCTGGGCAAGGTGCGCGACAAGACGGCCACAGGCCTGAACCTCACCGGCCCGGACTTCCTCACGGCCGCGGTGACCTCAGCGCTCAGCGGCCCGCGCGGCGTGGTGGGCGCGCTGAGCAAGGTCAACAACAAGATCAACGCCGCGTTTGGCCTGGTCGACCAGGTCTCGCGCACGATCCTCGCGTTCGGCAACGACATCGGCACGCTCGTGCGCACGCCCGACACGCTCGCGCTGCACTTGCAGAACCTGTTCAACGCTGTGCTCAGCGCGGCCACCGCCGCGAGCGGCAACCTCAGTCGCGGCGACGAGCAGCGCAACCGCGCGCGCGTTGCGGGCGTCGTGAGCTACGCCAGCGCGCTCGGCACCTTCGGCGACAGTCTGCCCACGGTGCCGACCACGACTAGCACTCGCCAGCAGCAGGCCGACAACCAGGCCGTGCTCGTGGATCTCATCGAGACCGCGGCCGTGGCCGAAACGGTCTCGGTGCTTGTAGACATCCCGCTCGACAACACCGACCAGGCGGGCGACGCGTTTGCTGTGCTGCGCGATCTCTTTGATCGCATTCTCGACCGCGGCACGCTTGACGACGCCAGCACCCAAGCGCTGCGTGACCTGCGCGCGTCGTTCCACAGGCACCTGCGCAACACCGTCGCAGAGCTCCCCGAGCTCGGTCACTACACGCCCCCGGTCAACGTGCCAGCAGTCGTGCTCGCGTATCGCCTGTACCGCGACAGCAGCCGCGACCAAGAGATCATCGAGCGTAACCCCAGCATCGAGCACCCGGGCTTCATCACCGGCGGCGTCGAGCTCGCAGTCGCCGAAGTCTAGCCCATGGCCCAAGAGCCCGAGGTGGTGCTCGTCGTCGGCGGCGACCGACACGACGGCTGGACCAATGTCACCGTGCGCACCAGCATCGAGGAGCTCGCGGGCAGCTTCAGCGTCGAATACACGCAGCGCTGGATGCAGGGGGGCGACCCGGTCGCGATTGGCACGGGCGATCCCGTGACGCTGCGCATCGGGGACACCCTGGTGCTCACCGGCTACGTCGATGAGTCGTTCGAGGAGTACGACGCGGCCACGCACACCGTCAGCGTGAGCGGCCGCAGTAAAACTGCCGACCTCATCGACTGCGCCGCGGTGTACAAAGGCGGGCGTATCGGCGGCAAGAACCTGCTGGAGGTCGCAAAGCTCTTGTGCGAACCGTTTGGGATCACGGTGTCGCTAAGCGAGCCGGGCCTCGACATCGGCGACGCGGCGACGGTGCAGATCCAGGATGGCGAGAGCGTGTTCGAGACGCTCAACACCATCGCCCGCAAAGAGGGCGTGCTCTTGCTCAGCGACCCCAGCGGCAACCTCGTGTTGGCGCGCGCTGCGACCGCGCCGTTGCCGTCACTACAGCTTCGCTCGGCCGAGAACATCAAGCGCGGCTCGCTGCGATCGAGCGCTCGCGACCGGTTCTCGCAGTACCTGCTCAAGGGTCAGACGGCCGCCGATCCATTGCTCAAAGCGCTCGGCCGGTCGGATCTGAAGTACTCAGTCACCGACGACGGCGTCACCCGCTACCGACCCTTCATGGTGCTCGACCACGAGACTACGATCGCGCGCCTGCGCCAGCGGGCAGCCTGGGAGCGCAACACCCGCGCCGGACGATCGCTGGCACTCACCTACGACGTGCAGGGCTGGACGAACATCTACGGGCTTTGGCAGCCCAACACGCTGCTGCGCGTGATCGACTCGACGTTCGGGCTCGACACCGACTTGCTCACCACCGGCGTGGACTTCAGTCGCACGCTCGAGGGTGGGCGCACCGCCCGCATCGAACTGTCGCCGCGCGAGACCTTCGACGTGCTCAAGCCGCCCAAGGTCGTGAAGCGCAAGAAAGCATCCGGGCTCGCAGGGCTGCTCGGCCAGTAAGCCATGGCGGCCCAAGACCTTATTCGTCTGCTGCACCGCGCGACAGCGCCGCTGCGCAACCGGCTTAGCGCGGTGGTCGGGCGCATCGTGCTCGACGCGATTGACGACAGTGGCAAGCGCCAGGTGCTGCGTGCGCTCGGCTTGGCGGATGAGGTGCTCGAGGGTATCGAGCATTTCCAGCCCGGCGGACTGACGCATGTCGCGTTGCCCGGTGCCGAGGCTGTGCTGCTGTGCGTGGGCGGCGTTCGCTCGCACCCCCTGGCCCTCGGGCTCGCCAACGCCGGCGCCCGCCCCACGGGCCTGCAACCGGGCGAGACGGGGCTGTATTGCGCGTCGGCCGCGCACGCGGGACTCAAGATCTTGCTCGACAAGGACGGCAACGTGGTGATTACGCCTACGGTCAAAGTCACGATCAATCTCAAACTGGACGTGACCGGCACCGTCACCACGCACGCCAGCGGCTCGCCCGTGGAGCTGTCGACGCACACGCACAACACGGCCATGGGCCCGAGCGGCCCGCCGAACCCGTCATGACGCTCGACGCGTCCGCACTAGCGACCGCCCTGCAAGCAATCGGCCCGCAAGCAACCACTGCCGACGCAGCCCAAGCCTGGGCGCTGGCCGTCAAGAGCTACGCAACCGGGCTATCCGTGCCGGGGACGTCCACCGCGGTCACCGCCGCAGCGACAGCTCTGCAGAGTAGTCTCGCGACCGCGTTCGGCAATGCCTCGGCAGCGGCAGCCATGGAGACGGCATTCACGACGTTTGGCGCAGCTGTGGGCGTCGGCATGGCGCCGCCGTTCGTGGCGACGCCGCCCAGTGGCGCCGTGGGATTCGCGACGCTCTTCAGCACCGTGCGAGCGAGTGCGAATGACGCGGCCACTGCGATCGCGGGTGCGATTCACACGTGGATGAAGACCAGCACTGCGGTTCCCGTAGCCGGTGGCCCGGCGGTGCACTGGGGCTGAGCCATGCTGCGCCTTGCTTACACGCCGGACGGCTTCGACTTCGTGAAGCAGGCCGGGCGACTCGCTGTCGACGACGGGCTCGAGACGCCGGTCACCTACTCGCTGTTCACCAACGCGCCGGCCACGGACGACGAATTGGCCGCGGCGGGGCTCACGCGCGATCAGGACAACGGCGCGTGGTGGGGCAACGACTTCGTCGAGGTCGACGGCGACGTGTGGGGCAGCAAGCTGTGGCTGCTCGCGCGGGCCAAGCGCACAGACGAGACGCTCGCGCGCGCCGCGGGCTACGCCACGGACGCGGTGGCGTGGCTCATCTCGGACGGACTGGCATCGAAGATTCCGATCGTGACCAGTTGGTACGGACGCACGGGGTTTCTCGCGCTGGGCGCGCAAATGTATCGCCCCGGCGAGTTGCAGCCGCGTTGGCGGCGGCTGTGGAATGTACAGACTCACGAGTTGATCGAGAGCGGATGAATGCCGACCAACTTCGAACGCCCCACGCGCCGTCAGATTCTTGCGCGCGTCCAAGCCGACGTCGAAGGCGAGGTCGACGGCGTCTCAGCGCAGGTGCGGCGCCGGCCGGAGTTCGGGCTCGCCGTCGGCGTCACTGGAGCGGCCGACAGTCTGCACGCGCATCTTGCATGGGTGGCCGAGCAGATCATCCCCGACCAGGCCGCCGAGCGGGTCCTGCTTCGGTGGGCGGATCTCTTCGGTCTGAGTCGCAATGTCGCAACGGCCGCGACCGGCACGATCACGGTCACCGGCAGCGGCGGCACCTTGCCAGCCGCGACTGAGTGGATCCGCGTCAGCGACGGGATGTCGTTCACCACCGACACGGATTACACGATCACAACCACGGCGCCCGTGGCAGTCACCGCGGCCGCCGGCTTCGAGGGCCTGGCCGGGAACCTCTCGACAGGCACGAAGCTCCAGCTCGTCTCGCCGATCGCGGGCGTCGACAGCGAAGCCACGGTGCTCACGCCTGGACTTGTCGGCGGCGCTGACCAGGAGACGCTCGCGGCGCTGCTCGTGCGCCTGCTCGATCGCATTCAGCGGCCGCCGCTCGGCGGCGCGCCCGGTGATCACGCGGCGTGGGCGCTGGAAGTTTCGGGCGTGACGCGCGCATGGGAGTACGCCGGCCGCGACGGCAACGGGAACCCGGGCATTGGCAAGGTGGCCGTCACGTTCATGTGCGACGGCTCATTCACCAACGGCATCCCGGACAGCGACAAGGTGCTCGAGGTGCAGAACTACCTTGACGCGCGCTCGCCGGCCGAAGTGATCGTGTTCGCGCCAACCCCAGTGGATTACGACTGGCGCGTCGTTCCCAGCCCCAACACGGTGCTGGTTCAAAACGCCATCATTGCTGAAGTGACCGACATGCTCGCGCGCGACGCGGAACCCGGGGGCACGATCAAGATCTCGCGCTTCGAAGAAGCCGTCAGCACCGCGACGGGCGAAATCAGTCACGCGACGTACACGCCGGCGGGCGATGTCACCGTGGACTTTGGTGAAATTTCAGTGCCGGGCACGCCCACGTGGATCTGACCCATGGCGCGCGACTACGTCAGCGAGTTTCAGGCGCTGCTGCCGAGCGGCGCCGCGTGGCCCCGTGCGACAGACGCTGTCGCGACTGAGCTCGCGCGCGGCCTGACAGCTGAGTTCGCGCGCGTCGACGACCGAGCGGCCCAGCTGCTGCTCGAGATGGATCCTCGGACCACCACCGAGCTGATCGCGGACTGGGAGCGGATCGCGGGCCTGCCCGACCCGTGCGCGGACTCGGCGCCGTCAGACCTTGCAGGCCGGCGCGCCGCGGTCACGGCGCGAATCATTGCGCGCGGCGCCGGCGGCCCGAGCGTCACGTTCCTCACCGACGTGGTCGCGGCACTCGGCTACGACCGCGCTCATATCGTCATTCGGCGCTTTGCGCACCAGCCATTCACCTGCGAGTCGGCCTGCGTTGACGAGCTCAACCCCGAGACCGCGGGCTGGATGTACCTGTGGGAGATTGTTGCCCTACACGGCAACCTCGACCTCACCCTGATCTGCCAAGTCACCAACCGCTACGCGCTGTCGCACTTGGCGCTGACGTTTGCATTCCCGCTGTTCTACTTCGGCGACGGTGACTTCAGCCGTGCTGGCTCGGGCGTGCTCACAGACCCCGAGACCGGCGAGCAAACCACGCTCGCCGCTGACACTCTTGGGACGTTCTACTTCGGGGTGTAGCGGTGGCCGCCGAGAAGGACCAAAGCGATCTGGTGTCGTACGTAGCCTACGGCAGCAGCGACGGCAGCACGCGCGTGATCTACCGCTACATCGACGACACGACGCGCACGGTCGAAAACGGCGTGCCGACCGACACCGGCACCGCGAGCGACACTCCGACCTGGTGGCGCTGAGGACTGCATGCATAGAATCGACACAGCTACAGCCGACCCAAACGCGAACGGCACCGGCAAGGCCGGCTTTCGCGCGGGCGCCCCTCCCGGGACCGCGGCGACGCGGCTCGACAAGGACTGGTTCAACGCGGTGCAGGAAGAGATCTGCGCCGTCATCGAGGGCGCAGGCACCACGCTCGTCAAGGCGACCAAGAACCAGCTGTTCACCGCGATCGCGGGCTTCGTGAGTGCGATCGCGAGCGTCATCAGCAGCCGCATTGTCATGGCGCACGGCATCGACGCGACGGCCGATGACGGCGGGACAAAGCACGGTGTCACCGGCCACGGCTTGGCGACCGGCTCAGGCATCGTAGGCGTGGGCGGCGGCACCAGTGGCATCGGTGTAGACGGCGCAGGCGGTGCGTCGAGCGGCATCGGCGTGCGAGGCCAGGGCGTCGGCGTTGGCGAAGGCGTCAAAGGTACTGGCGGCCCGACTGGCCCAGGCGTCATCGGGTTCGGTGGTGGCACCGGCGGCTCAGGCGGCGAGTTCACCGGCGGCGTCACCAATGGCAAGGGCGTTGTCGTACTTGGCAAGGGCACGGCTGAAGGTGGCAACTTCACCGGCGGCAACTCAAACGGCCACGGCGTAGACGCGCAAGGCGGCGCGGGCGGCGCCGGCCACGGGCTTGTCGCCACGGGCGGCGCGAGCGCGGACGGTGTTCATGCCAACTCGGGTACGGGCAACGGCTACGGCCTGCTCGCGATCGGCGGCGGCAACAATGCCGCCGTCAAAGGCACAGGCGGCGTGTCCAGCGGCCCGGGTGTTCAGGGCGTCGGCGGCGCATCGAGCGGCGTCGGCGGCGACTTCACCGGCGGCGCGACGAACGGCGACGCGCTTCACGCGACAGGCACCGGCAACGGCGCGGCGATCGTAGCGAACGCGAGCGGCACGGCTCCAGTCGGCACGTTTACCTCCGGCTTCGGTCGGTGCCTTGTGCTCGACGGCCACACCAACAACCTGCCCGCGCTCAAGCTCGTTGGCCAGACGGGCATCAGCTCCGCTCAGCCCGGCGATGTGTGGTTCGACGGGACCGACTTCCGCTGCCAGACGGCAGCGGGCACCAAGACGTTCACGGTGGTCTAACGCACGTCGTGCCCGTGGTACGGGTACCACACGCGCGGATTGCTGTGGCCCTCGTCGGTGTCGCCCCAAGCGCAGCCCGCAAGCCAGTGCCGCAGCTCGTGCTCGATCGTGTCGTCAAAGTCAGACGGGCTCAGTGCCTCGTCGATGATAATGGAGTCGTGCGTGGTGTCGCCCGGGGCTGAACTGCGAATGTGACAGCCCATCAAGCTCGGCTGCCCTGGACACAAGTCGTTGAGTTCGGCGTTGCTGGTGACCAGCAAGGTCAAGTAGCCGGCGCGTTCCTTGTTGCACTCGGGGTTGACGGGGTTGCCTGCGGCTTCCCACGCTCGCAGCGCCACCTGAACGCGCGCCGGGTCCATCGGCTCGCCGAGACTGCGCGCTTCGCAGCCCGCGCTCAGGACCAGTGCCACCGCCCAAACCATGCCGCCGAACTTCATACTCTTAGTATCGGCTGGTTGCGACTGTGGCATGAGTTCAATGCGTTCGATTTGTACGACATGTGTACTACTATGGTAGTACGTCGCTTGCACATGCCCCATGGCCGCCCGCCAATACGCCCAATTCCTCGACGCGTCCGACCCGGACCAGTCCGATGACGACGACTTCCGCATCGACGCGCCGCCCGAAGTGCTGCGTGGATCGTTCCGGCTCTACTACATCGGCCGCGAAGACAGCAGCTACGGCAGCGTGCGCTACCTGCTGAGTGTGCAGACCATTCACGACCACATGGCGGTCGTGGTCGAGCCGGACGGCGGCGGGCACTCGCAGATCGCGGTGTACGTCGACGGCGATCCGTACGCGGTGCTCGGGCCACTCACGTTCAGCGCGGGCCAAGAGCTGCAGCTGCTGTTCGAAGGCTCCACCGGCAAGATCACCTGCACCGGCGCCACCACAGGCGACGGGACTGTAGACGGCTCGACGTGGAACGTCGCGGGCTCCGAATTGCGCCTTGGCGGCAACGTCCTCGGTAGCGATCTCGCACGCGGCTACGTGTCGCTGCCCTACGCAGTGCCCGGCGCGGCGCTGCCCGATCCGGCGCCGGTCGACCCCGGTGAGCTCGATTTCAGCCAGCCCGGCAACAGCGGACTACTCGCGTTTCTCTGAGGATTCATGGCCGACAACTTCACAGTGCTCGACGGCGCGGGTCTCTCGCGGACGCTCAATACCGCGGAGTCCGGAGGCGTTCACACGCCGCGCCACGACATCCATGCCCTGCCCGGCACGGTCGAGAGCGACATCGGCTTTCTCAAGACGTTCCTGCAAACGCTCGCCGGCATCGTCACCACGGGCCGCGCCGCGGTCAACGTCGACACCGTCACCACGGGCAAGCTCGACTCGATCACCACCGCGCTCGGCAGCTACCTCGCCACGCTCGCGGGTGCGATCACGTCCTCGCGCATGGCGGTCAACGTCGATAGCACGACAACCGGCAAGCTCGACACGCTGCACACGGACCTAGCCGTGCCGACCGTCATGTACGGCGGCAAGACGACCGTCACCACCGCAGGCACGCGCGTAGTACTGGCGAGCTCGCAGGCGATCACCAAGGGCGTGTGGGTTCGCGCGCTCGATGCCAACACGGGCCTGATTTACGTCGGCACTTCGTCGGTGAGTTCGACGGCTGCGGGCACGCGCCTGGCACCCGGCGAGTCCATCTGGATCGACATCGCCAACCTCACCACCGTGAACGTCGACGCCGCCGTCAACGGTGAAGGCGTGACGTACCTGGGATGGTAGTCCGCACGCAACACCGGCCGCGGCCGCAGCCCGGCCTGATCGATATCGCGGGGCCAGCGCGCGCCGCCTACGCGACCAACCGGCGCATGTCGCTTGCGTACCGCGGGCCGCTCTTCAAGGTGCGGCGCGCGAGCGACAACGCAGAGCAGGACATTTACCCAAACCCGATCACGGGCTGGTGCAGCGTCACACAGCTTGTGGCGTTTTGCGCGGGAACCAACGGGTTCCTCAAGACCGCCTACGACCTGACGGGCAACGGGCGGCACGTCACGCAGGCAACGACGACCAAGCAGCCCAAGGTCTACGACAGCGCGACGGGGACGATACTCAACGGGCGCAACGTCTGCATGCGCTTCGATGGTGTCGACGACAAGCTCGAGTACCTCACGGACTCACTCGGGTTCAGCGGTGATCATTCGCTGACCTACGGGATCCTCCTCAAGCTGCTGGACCTAAGCGTCAGCCACGTGCTGGTCGCGATTGGATCGACCAACAAGTTCTATCCCATGTACTTTGGCAGCTCCCAGGCGGGCAACTCCAGCAACACCACGGTGCTTGCCACCAAGTGGCGCGGCTCCGCCACCAACCAGACCAACGAGCAGATCTACGTGCCCAACACGAGCGCGGGCAATCTGCATTTCAACGTGATCCAACACGGCGTCGGCGAGCTGGACTCTGCGCTCGTGTGGCGACAAAACGGCGCGAGCATCGCCGCTTCGGACACGGACACCCACGCGTTCCCGAGCATTGATAGCGCTGGGTTTGCGATCGGCGGCTTCCCCACCGTCGCAAGCACGAGCGTGCCGCTCAAAGCGGACGTGGCGAGCTTTGTAGCGTTTCCATCGAAACTCGCCGGCGTCGGGCTCACCAATCTCGAAGCGCAGCTGTCGTATCTGAAAGCAGCATAGGGAGACACAGTTATGTGGATCGTCATGAGAGCAGCGAGAGATTCGGACACGGGCGAGATCGTCAACCGGCCGCGCTTTAGTTTGGCCTCGAACGCAACGCAGCAGCAGGCTGAAGCGCTCGCGCAGCGGCTCAACCGTGCAAGCAGCGTCTCGTACATGACCGCGCAGTATCCCAACGCGCGCCGCGGTCCCGATCACGCCACATGGTCGGCGGCGGCGCTGCGCGTGTTGCAAGCGATCGATCCCGACGCGCCACCCGAGGCGCAGTACGAAGTCCGCGAAGCCGTGCCGTTCACCGGCCCAACCGAGAGCGTGGTGCCCGAGTTCACGGCGCTCCTGACAGCGTTCGCGCAGTCAGCCGACCCGCCCGACGACGCCTTCGAAGCGATCTTTCGTCTGATTCGCGACGCTCCACCCTCGTGAACACCATGAAGCTCGGCAGCACAGGCCCCGAAGTCCGCGTGTGGCAAGAGGCCCTTGTCGCGCGCGGCGCCCAGCTCGCGGTCGACGGCGTGTTCGGGCAGCGCACGCACAACGCAACGCTCGCCTGGCAAGCCGCGCACGGCCTGCCCACCACCGGCGAAGTGGGCCAGGGCGAGCTGCAGGCGGTGGCCACGCCGCAGAGCACCACGCTGCGCCCGCCGCCCATGCTCGCGCACTCGATCCCGTTTGTGGCTTCACGCTTCCAGCTACGCGTGCCACGCGCGGCAGTCGAGCTCGTCGTGCTGCACTGCATGGAGGCGGCCGAGACCAGCACCACGGCGGAGGCCTGCGCGCAGTACATGGCGACGCTGCCCGAGTCCGCCGGCAAGAAGAGCGCGCACTACTACGTCGATAGTGACAGCGTGGTGCAGGGCGTGCTCGACCATCACATCGCCTATCACGCGCCCGGCTGCAATCACAACGGCATCGGCATCGAGCACGCTGGCTTCGCGCGCCAGACCCGCGAAGAATGGCTCGACGCGTACGGGCAACGCATGCTCGGGCTGTCGGTGCAGCTCAGTGCCCGGCTGTGCGCGCTGTGGCATATCCCGGCGACCTTCGTGCGCGCCGCTGACCTGCAGTTGCGCAAGCCCGGGATCACCACCCATCGCGAGGTGACGGCGGCGTTCGGTAAATCAACGCACACCGACCCGGGCCCGAACTTCCCCATCACCTGGTACGTCGAGCGTGTCGCGGCGCTCATGACCGCGCAGGGGACCGTGTGAGCGAGCAGCGGATCGACTCGCTGGCAGCGGCCGCGACCCTTGCGCGCTCCAGCCGCCTGCGCACGCTACTGTCGTGGCTCGGGGCGCTGCTGCTACCGCTCGCAGGCAGCATGGTCGGCTACGTCGTGAAGTCCGTCGAGACCCGCAGCGGCTACGAGCTTCTACGCGCCGACGTCGCTGCCACGCGCGCGGACCTTGCGACGCTGCGCACCGAGGTCGCGGCCGGCGCCGGCGTCGAGCGCAAAGTGCTGCGAATCGGCAAGCAGGCCGCGTACGCCACCGCCGGCTTCCAGGCCTACGAGCCGCCCAAGCTCAGGGTGCAGAAATCGGCATGGGCCAAGAGCTACGCCGAGTCCTACGAGCGCCTTGTCGTGCGCGACGGGCTCACCCCCGAGGCTGCATACGCGGCCCTGTTCGAGCAGGTAGCCATCCCGTAGACATTCACCACGCTGCTATCGCGTGTCCTCCTTCGTGTGAGCCCGTCACCCCTTGCCAGGGTGGCGGGCGTTTTTTCGTGCGCGAGGCCCCCGTGCGGGCACGTCATAGAGCGTGAACGAGCGCGTAGCGTGGGACTCGGCAGGTTCGCGGGTAAGCGCCGCGCGGCACGCGTGTCTGGTCGCGCTGGGCAACCACTACGGGCACCCGGCCAGCGCCACCACCGCCGACGTGCTCGCCGCGGTCAACACGCTGCTGCGCGTGGGGTTTGACTTGGGGGCCGAGTACACGCGGGCGAGCATGATCCCGCCGCCGCCCGGTGACCCCGAGGTGGTGAGCGCGGCCGAGGCGTTGATCAGGGCGCTGCGCGGGGGCTAAGCCGAGAGGCGTCGGCGTGTCTACCGCGGCGGACGCGGCGGACGCGGCGGACGCGCGGCTCGGTCGAGCGCGTCGACCACCCATTGCGTCCATGGCGTCTTGTCGCGCGTTGCGGCCGCGCGCCACGCGCGGATCTTGCTCAGCGCGACCTTCCCGCACTGCAGATCCACCTGATGTTCGGCGGGCGCTATATCGTCGCGAATCACCGCGCCACTGCCGCGATCGGACTGGGGCAGCACGCGCACCAGTTGGGGCAGGTCGCCCTCGGGGCGCTTGGCGGTGCTCACGAGCAGGCGAATTTGCGTCGGCTTCGGCGCGCGCCACAGCTGCAGGCCATTGTCCTGGTCGCGCACGTGGTGAGCTTGCTCGGCGATCACCAGCAGCTCGTCTTCGGCGCGATCGAAGTGCTCGTCGTCGTCGGGCCAGCCTCGCAGCTCGCAATACTCCTCGACCGCGCGACGCGTGATGTACCAGGGGGATGGCATTTGCAATGGGGCCGCCCCCCGGGCAGCACCCGGAGGGATCGGAAGGTCAGGGGCTGGGAAAATAGCCGGCTTCAATGGGGCCCAGCCTCTGACGGTGTCCGGTGTACCGCTATCGCGCCCGCGCCGTCAAGCGGGCCATGATCGCGTACGCCGCGCGGGCCTCGGCGCCATTGCGCGCTGCGTGGTAGAGCGCGAGGCGCAACGCCCGCGTGGTGCCGACTGCAGACTGCACTCGCTCCACAAAGGTCGTGACCTCGTACGCGCGCTCGCGGGATGGCCGCGGGATGCTATCGCGGATGTCCGCGGGGTGGTCATGACGCAGCGTCGACAGCACGTACGCCGCACAGGCGCGCAGCTCGTTGCAGTCGATCGCGTCGTCCAGTTCGTGTTCGGTCTGCGTTGGCACTTCGTCCGCCCAGCGCCCTGGCTCGTATCGCACCGACGTCAGCCCCTGTTCGCCGGTCTCGGGATCCTGCGCCCATGTGTCGGTGAGCCGGGCGCACCCGCAACGCATGCAGCACTCGGTGATCATGACGCCGCCACCATGCCCCCACACGCCTGGGTTTTCGGCGATGCCGCCCACGAGACGGTGCGGTGAGCGCCAGCGGTGGGCGACATCCACACAGTCGGGCTCATCTGGATCGATCGCGACGGTCCGCTCGTCACTCTCGCACTCGTCGGAGGGCGACAGCACCACGTCCCCTACAGTCTCACCGTCAGCATCGGTGGTGCTGTTACCGGTCCACGAGGCCTCCCAATGGACGCCCGCGAAACGCTGCAAGTCGGCGAAATACTCGTTCGGGTCGCCGACCTGCTCATCGGCCCCGATGGGCACCCCGACGTAGACGCTATCGTCGTCTGCGCCTGCGCCAGGCAGGATCAGCCACCCGTCTACGCCGAGTCGTTTGCTTAGGGACTCGATCGTCTCGGGGCACGCGGTCACCTTGACCCGCACCCAGATCGTGCCGTCGGACGTGTCCCAATCACCCTCACGCGCCCACGTCGCCGCGAGATCGATCGCCTCGTCGAGCGACCCCGCGTCGATCAACGTCTCACCACCGTCGCCACCGTCGATCACGGCCCGAAAGCTCGGCATGTTCACTGCTCCTTCAGAATGGGGCCGCTGCGTGATGCAGCGGACGGCACGAAGACCGTTCCTAACTATGGCCTAGTTTGGGGGTGTCGTCAAACCAGCCGCCGGATGGTCTCGACAGCGTCGGGAGACAGGTCGATCGTGGCGAAGTACACGAGTTCGCCGCCGATGCGAGCCGCTTCGTACCGGGCGCTACTGGGCACGCTCTCGGGCGCTGGTGGATCGGCCGGTGCGAGTTCGGTGCCCGCCGGCCAGACTCGCCCCAACGTATCGACAGCGGGCTCACTGAGCACTCGGACATCGGGACGGGTCGGGTGGGGGAGGCTATTGGGCATGGCCGGGGGTGGTAGCGCGGGTCAGCGGCGGGGGGCAAGCCCCGCGTTCAGCCGGGCGATGCAGACGATGCCGACGCGCAGGTCGGCCAGTGTAGCCGGCGGCGGTGGGGCGCCAGGTGATCACTTCTTGCCGAGACGCTCGGCGACTGCTTCCACCAGCTTCGTCAGCGCTTGACCGTTGGTCACGCCAATCGCGGCCGCCGCCCAAATGGCAGCGCTGACAATTTCCTTCGGCATGCTTCGGCCAAAGCACACGGCTGCCACAATCACGGCAGCAAGGATGATGACACCCGCTAAAATAGATCTGGTGTTCTGGCCGCGCTGAGTCAGGCGCACGGGTTCGACCACGGCTTTGAGCGCGTTCTCGGTCATGTCGATCCTGTGAGTGTAGTCAACGGCGTACTCGCTCTCGTCGCGTTTCACGACTATAGGAGGCTGATCGCGCTTTTCAATAGAATCGGTCATTCGTGGGGCACCGCTCCCAGTGCGACCCGGGTGTTCACGAGTGCGGTGTAGCCGCAACGGCGGCAGATCGCCGCGATACACGCGAGGCCGCGGCCAGTCCCCCCGAACCCGAGCGGGGTGTCTGCGAGTCCAAACGTGATATGTCCCGCGATCGTCCAGCCCCGGTGCTGACACATTGGACAGCCTCCCCAGTGTTCTTGCAGGTGCGCCACCACGCGCTGGGACTCTGCGTCGGTCAGGGCCATTCCCCGGCGTCCATACCACCTCGACGTCAGGGGCGGGCAGGGTTTTCGCAACTCTCCGCCGCGCCGCCCGACAATCTCACCATGCGCTGGCGCGATCTCGATAGCACTACAGGCGTATTACAACTCGACGGGCGTGCCTCAAACGCGGTCGAAAAAGGGGAACCAGTGCTCGAGCTAGCCGTGTTTTGGGGTGGCGGCGAGCCCACCCGCGCGGTGTGGCGCTGGGCGGGAAGGGTGGCGAGCTGGGCGACGGTCGGGGAGGCGTGAGGCCGGCGCGAGTTGCCCCGTTCACGGCGCGCGGCTACAGATCCCACCGTGATCCCGAAGCGCACCCGCCTGGGCCTGGGTTTTCTGATCGTCGCGTGGTGGCGCGGGCAGCTCTACCGCGACGAGCACGGGCGCCTATGCGTCGACTCCGAGCACCTCGAGGCCATTCGGCGGGACTGGGGACTGCGGTAGGCGCGTTGGCGGCTGCTCACCAGCCGGCGCCACCCGGCTTGGGCATCTGCGCCTCGACGCGCTCGGCGAGCTGCAGCATGCGGGCCCTGAGCTTGTCGTCGAGTTCGGTCATGGGCGAGCCGCGATCACTTGGTCAGCAAGCTGCTCGCACTGCGCCCGCACATACGCGACGTCGCGGTACACTTCGCCTGCGTCTGCAGCGGACCGAAAGCCGAAGCCCTGATCAGCTCGCAGCTTGGCGGTGAACGGCGTCGCGTCGAACGCATGCGCGCAGTCGAAGCCCAGCCACCACACGTCGCCCGGCTCGCCGGGCAGCGGCACGTGGCAGATGTCGCCGGCGCACGCGTCCGCGTACGTCAGGCCCCAGTGCACTTCGACGCGGATTGCGTCTTCGAACTCGTCGGTGTCTTTGCCGTGCCACGGGTGACCGGGTGGCACGGCTGCGTACCCGCACCAGTTGCCGATCTCCATGTTGCGCACCATCAGGCATGGCACACCGCGGTGGCGCCATTCGAGCCGATCGGGCTCGCCCACCCAGGGGCCGGGGCCGTAGCGGGTCTCGTCGACGGTGGACGGCTCGGTTGCGGGGATGGGTTCGGCGGCGAGCGTCATGAGGGCGGGATACCGCGAGCAGGGCGGGTCGGGCAAGTCAGTCCGCCAGGACGCTGTCGACCGTCACGCCGTACAGATCGCACAGCGCCTTGAGGGCGTCGACGTCGAGATCGATCTTGCCCGCTTCGACCTTGTGCATGGTGCCGCCGGGATCCGCGAAGCCGGCGTGCTTGCCCGCCTCGGCTTGCGATAGCCCTTTGGCTTGGCGTGCAGCGGCGAGGCGTTGGCCACGGGTGGCGAGCTTGGTGGGGTCGGGCTTGCGCATGGGTGGGGCGTAGCGCGGGGTGGCGGTGGCGGGCAACTTCTCGCCCGGCTTACCGCGCTTACGCCATGGCCGACCAGGCCGCCGCTGCGAGGTTGAGCGCCGCCAGCAACCATAGGGTAAACTTCGCCATATCGACGACCTTGAACCGGTGCATCAAGCCGGACGGCTTGCCCTGCATGCCCGGGGTAGTCGTCATGCTGAGCTGGTGCTGGTCGAGCTCTAGCACGCGCTCGATGCGCTGGAACTGAGCACGCGCGTTGCGGTAGTACTGGTGGGCTTTGTCCACCACGAACGCGCCGAGGAGGCTGGTCATGGCGCCCACGAGAAACGCGCCGGGTAGCAGCGGTGCGAGCGCCGAGCCCTTGCTGGTGAGGCT